CTTTTTGCTAGTTCCGCCATGTTGTAATCAACTGGTGCAACTGTCCTTAATGCCTGTTCCATATCTCTATCTAATACGTCCCTTTCTCCTGCCGGGGAATAGAATGCCTCAAACTCTGCTAGGTTAGGTAACGCAGTCTCAAACTTTGCAACATCTAAACTGGTGTCTAGTTTCATTTGACTATAAGCTTGGTCTATTTGTGATGCTACCTTATTATATTCTGCTAAGTATGTTGCTCTATTTGCTGGGTCTCCTTCTGCTAGTGTAACCCAATCATTCATGGTCTGTTTACCTTCGTCTAGTACCCTCTGTTGTGCGGTTGTTGTGTCTCTTCTTTGTGATGCAAAATTAGACTTCATGGATGATGCCATACTTGCAACAAAATCAACTGCACCAAATAACGCAGCCCCTACGGGTGCGGTCACTGCTGACCCTACCCCAACCCCTGTGATTCCTCCTGCTACGAATCCATAACCTGCAGCCTTTATTGCGCTTGGGATTGCGTCTGCAACACTAACCCTTAAAGCTTCATCATAATTAAATCCTGTGGGCTGAACCCCCAATGCGTCAAACTCTCCAACCTGTCCAGCTAGTTGCTCTCCTTCCCTTTGTTGTCTTTCCTGTGTCACCGCCGTCCCACCTTCAACCGCTCCCGGGAATCTCTCTGCTTTTTTTGCCTCTCTTTGTAATATTAAATCTGCATCTCTTTCACTAAGTCCCCCAAAAGTTCTTCCACCTGGTAAGGTTAGACCTGACACCTCCCCGTCCTTACCCCTTAGTAGTTCCGCCTGTGTTATTTGAGGACCTAGTGGTTCTTGTTCTGGTGTTGGTTTTGCTTTGGGTTCTGGCGTTGGTAGTTTACATGTTTTATTTACTGCATCCCATGTTCCACCCCTTGCTCTACATTCTCTCTCCGCAGAACTTGGAGCCTCCTTTGTTTTTGAAAATGGCCCGGGAAGATTACTTCCTATGGAAGAGATTGCGCTATTTACTGTGTCTGTTAATGCCATTATTCTCTAGTTATCGATGCCTCCACGTCGTTAGGTTGAATGTTTATTTGTCCTGTGTTCTTTGATTCTTCCTTTTGTAATCCGCCAAGGCTTGCCTGTTTCTCAAACTTTACTTTTATTCCAAGTTGTGACCATAGTGCCTCTTCCATATCAAACCTTTCTTTCGCATATGTAGGTTCAAAATTAACATTACCCATTTTGCCGCCTACTTCACTTGTACCGTCGCTGGTTGCGATACTTCTAGGAACTCCTATCACTTGATAAATGAAATTCTCTAAATACTGTATCCATGACTGCCTATCTTCTGAACTCTTACCTGGGTATTGTTCTATTTTTGCTGTGTCTTCTGGGAGTCCAACCATCTCACCGTTAGCAACTGCTTTTTCGATTTGTTTATTTGCAAAACTTATCTTTCCCTCGTTGTTTGTTTTGTAGTAAACAATACCTAATGCCTTATCTCTGTGCTTAATTATTCTTTCATCCTGCAGGGCCTCGTTCTTAGCATCTATAACGTCCGTCGCTGCTGCAAATTGTGAAGTCCCCCTGTTCTGGTCTCCTATCCTTTTATTGTGAGTATGGAATACTTCGTTAACTTTCTTTGGTTCCCACTTTTTCCCGTTCCAAATATCATAACGCTTAATCCTTCCATTCTCTTTAACAACCCTTACTCTCTCTGGGCTTATTGGTATCATGTTTAAGATTGTATTTCTAAGTGGAATCTTAGAACGTATAACCTCTGTAAAAGCATCACTAACTATCAACTTATCCGATTCATGATTCCAAATTACCTGAGAGAATGTGTCCTTTCCCGAACCCGTGACATGATCTAGTACTGTTTTTGTTTGTGGGTCTGCGCTCCACCCAGCACCAAAGGCCCAAGTAGCCATCGAATTAACAGCAGAAAATATCTCTGGTATTTGGAAGTAATAACCATATCTTAACGGGGCATCCTCGAAATAAATAAAAGTTTCTCCTGTTGCATTATCTACATCTAGGGCCTTCGCTTCCACTATAAAATCTGGTACTGTACCAGCTAGGTTTGTTGTTGTTGATTTGGATAGGTCTAAGTTTGCCATTATAAGTCTAGTTTGGAAGGAATTTGAAATTCCATGGGTTTATCTAATTTTGCGTGGTTTGTTCCGCCAGAAACCTTTATTCTTAATATTGAGTCTTCTGTGAAAAATGTTGTGTCTAATGGTACTGGGAAACTTATGTTAACATCTACACCAGAATTAAGAGCCTCGTTAGTTACTCCTCCTCCACTTATGTCCGTTTCAGTTTCCCCTAATACATGGAAAATTTCAACCTTAAAGTTAGATACCCCTGAGCCTGCCAAATAAACAGCATTCACCCACGCAACTCCACTTATTGTCTTTGGCATATTGAAAGGCGTTAGGTCAAGTGTTTTACTTCCTTCAATTGTTCCAGGTGTTCCTTCCGAATTTCTATCTCTTAGTGTGTAGGCGATTCCTTCAGAGGTTGCATATTGCACACCATAATAAGAAACTATTCCTGTACCACTCTCTATGTCCTGGAAATTAAAACTGGGAATTATTGGCGAGGCTGTGGAGAACTTGTTTAATTTATTTTGGAGTGGCATTATAAATCCACCGCCTTAATTCTGTCTAGTGTCTCATTGTACGCAATATCTAAGACGTTTAATTTTGATTGTGTTGTTGCTAATTGCCATGTGTTCTGGTTCTGGTTAATTGCTAAGAAGGCCGCCTTTGACGATGCACATAAAGCCAAGGCTTGTTTCAGATTTGCGGGTACAGTTGCATAATCGTTCACAAAATCCTTATCAGTCTCTAAGTAAATTAATGCTTCTGCTTGTAGAATCCAAATGTTTGTGTTAGTTTCTAAAACTTGGTCTGAACTTGCATTAGCTCCGATTGCCAGAAGGACCTGTGCGGTGGTTGCTAGTGTTCCTGAGTCTGCCATTATACTGGAATAGAGTATATTGTCGGATTTAAATCTTTGTATTTAATGGCTAAGGCGGCTCTAATCAATCCTTCCGGAATATCTGTGTCTGTATGCCTACTTGCTCCTATCTTTAGGAAACTTTTCCCTAACGCATCCGTGGTGTAGTCAAATATTATGGACCTTAGGGAGAAAAATATATTGTCATCATCTAAGAGATGGATTAACTTTTGTCTCATTAATGAAAGAAACAATGTGTATAACTCTTCTTTTTGATACTTCTTTCTCCCGTTAGTTGTTGGGAGTTCAAGAGAGTTGAGTACCCCTAGTGTCTTATTCTTTGTTTGGTCGTTACCCATAAGAAAATCATAAACCCCAATCCCAATACCTTCATTATCAATAAATATCTTCTGGAAGTCATATGTTCTGTCTAGGTGTAGTATGAAGCTGTAGGTTTCGTCTAGTTTTGTTTTCTGTGTTGTTATATTCTCTCTGTGGAATATCTCACCATTAACCTCCTCAAATATTTGAAAGGTAGAACTATCATCCCCCATCCGCGCAATATCACTCCCTAGGTAATAGTTTTTAGTCTTAGCGACCCTGGGCATGTCTGCGCGCTTTAAGGTTTGGCATGCTCTTATTAGTTTGTCGTTGAACCATTGCATCTGGCCGTCTGCAAATTCTCCTAAGTATTCCTGCGCGTATGCAATCTTTGACATTCTATGCTTCTCTGCTGCTAAAAAATCCTTATCTTGTCTTATGCACTCTTCGCTACTTATATGAAACTTGGTAAATGTGTTATTATCAAAGCAATCATAAAAATAATTCTCTCTTCCAAATGGTGTTGATAATAGTATTATCCTTGCCCCTTCGCTTACTCTAGTCGAAATACTTGGGGTCATTGCATCGAAAACCGCTCTCGGGATGAATGCCGCCTCATCTGCAACAAGTAAATCAACCGTATATCCCCTTATTCCTCTTGCATCCAAACCAGTAGGCAAACAATGTATAATACTGCCATTCTTCAACTTTAACTTAGATTTAGTTTGATTCTGTTTCCCTTTCATTAGATATGTTTTGTAATTTGCATAAATGTAGTCGTAAATCTTCTCAAAGAGTAGGTATGCCTGCCTCTCTGTTGACGCTATCACCAAAACAACTTTCTTCTCGTTATTCTTCGCATAATCCCCAGTCAACTTTGCAATAACTGTACTTTTACCTGTTTGTCTTCCTGATCTAATTACTAGGTTGCCTTTTGCTTCTAAGACTTCCTCTTGCCAAGGATCATACTTCATCTTCTAACTCCCGAATCCTTTGAATTACTTGTTGGTATATTTTATTTTTATGAATCCTTAACCATCTACTAAACCACATTGTATTCTTATGTGCTGAATACTTCCCGAGTGTGTGGTGTTTGGGACATAATACTATTCCATTCTCTACATCATATTCAAACTCATGGAACTCATGGGGAATAAGGTGATGTACATTGTTAAACTTGGGGCCCTTGTTGCAGACTACACATTTATCTCCTAGTGCTAGAACTTTTTCTCTCCATTCTTTATGTGCTGGTTTAGTGAGGCGTTTCATCTTTCCTCTTTGGCTTAGCCAATCTCTTCATGCTATTTATTGTGGGGCTTACTTTATAATACTTTTTAAAATTTGTCTGGGCTATGACCCCCCCCTAATCCCCCCCCTAAGCTAACGTCGCTCTTTTATTTATGTACCTCTTTAATTGTCATCACTGTGAACAAGCTCTGATAAGCTATCTAAGCAACGATTATTTCCATAGGAAATGGAGCTTTCTCCATAGGAAACGTAGGTGAAATACGTCATAGTGAGGCTGTGAGGCTTGGAATACCTCACTTCTCCACAGGAAATGGGGGTTAGTTCCATAGGAAATGAAGGTTAGCCCGAGCATCACCCGTTTAAGCTAAGCTGGCTGAAAGAAGGCATAGCCTTCTAGCTGCTAGTAAGGCTTAAATAGTTTTGGGTGAGCGAGGGGTTAGGGAACATGTGTATTTAACTGCGGGACCACACAACATTTATTAACAAGATACAATTACTTATGACCAAGGACTGTAATAGGTACCTACTGGAGTGCCACTCAACGATGCGAAAATGACGGTTCGTAAAGACTCCCAACCCGTTTATGAATCCTCAAGACCGAGGACGAATCCCACGAATAAACGCCACCATTTAGGGCTCACACACATCACCGGGTTCCGTGTGAGGAGAGAAAGCTAAATTCGGACGAAAAGCCCCATATCTAACCGAATTCCTAATCGCAATGCTGTTAATAAAGGGCTTTAACAGCAAAAAGATAAATATTAGATACAGAAGAAAAGAGTCATGTGTGTGTGAGATTATACGAACTTAAAATAAAGTGTTTTTATTATGTGTTATTTCCCTTGATTCCTTGATTTTTTCCCATCTGTCATAACTCCAAATATCCTCACCATCAATATAAATTGATTCATTATTGTGTAATTCCCTTAATAACTCTTGTGCGCTTTGTCTTCTTGTTCCCCACCATTTGCCACATTCAGCAATAAGTTTCTCCTTAATGGCTGGCATAGGGATTAGAGAGCATTCCTCAACACTTTTCTTAATAGTCTCTAACTTGATGTCTCTAGTTGCAGACTGTTTCATTTTTCAACATTTCCTTCTTTTTTCTTTAATTTACTTATTGTTACTCGAAAAACATCACCATTGCTCATATTAAATTCTTGAATATGTTTTATTAATATCCTTGTATTTGCAATGTATTCAACTGGTTTTTGCAACATTTCTCCCATTTTATCGAATAAATTTTTAATTTCCATTTCGTTTTTTAAGGCTTAGACGAATCCTCCTTAATTCTTCTATAAATAATTGTTAGTTCTTCTTTTCCATCTGAATAAACAGCTTTGTGTTTTGTTCCTAGTGTCATGGATTTTTCATCAATAAGATTAAGTAGATTTGTTATTGCTTTGATGTCTATTTTTTTCCAGTTCATTTTTTAGTTTATTATCTCTACATGTTCTATAGTTCTTAGTTTCTTTGCATTTATTACAACAACATTTACTATCCGATCTTCTTTTCGGAAACATCTTACCACAAACAGCGCAAGGAATTTTCATTGCTCTCTCCTGTTAGGAATACCACGTATCTCCTTTGGCGAGAAGGCCATGTTCATCTCCCCGTTTAACATTGGGCAGTCTTTTATTGGTAATTCGCATATTTTACATATTTCCATGATTATATTTTACTCCTATTCCCTCTATGAAGTTTATATCTTCATTCTTTAAAAAAGCCCCATCATTTCCTATTGGCAATTCTAAAATTTCTCCATCTTTAATATCTCTTTTCGCTATTCCTAGTTTGTGTTTATCGTATTCCATGAGTATAAAAATTCCCCTAAGCCTGGGGGCTAGCTAAACTTATCTTATTATGTATCTTTGGTCTTTGTATATTACCATATTAATGTCTCTTGTGAACGCCAGTTGGTCCCATTTTGAAGTAGGTAACCTCTTAATTACTAAAACCGGTATCATTCAAATAGAGCAAGACCGACTTTATACAACCCATGAAGTTCAACTATACACTCACTCATATACTGCACCTCATCCTGAAGACTAGCAAAAGGAGCATGCCCTTTAGACATTTCAATAGCACCCTTCAAGTATACTTGTGACAAAATACTCTCACTCCTAGCATCGTGCATTCTTGTTTGTGGTTGAGCTGGCACTTTCTCGTGTATTGGTTGTGTCATTATATCACTCCTATTAACTACTGGGATTCCCGGTAAAGGACTAGGATCTGAATAGTTTGGATTCTTAACAGCACTAGCAAAATCAATATTCTCGATATTAGTATACTCACCCTTAACGATTACATCACCTGTAAAACTTCCACCAATACCAACATCATTAATAATATAGGTTTGTTCTTGTTTATGCCATGCTGCGACAGTAGCCTTTCGGTTTCCGTTCATCATAACCTCGAGACCGTCACCCTTAGCAGTACTAAAAGTCTTTAATGCTTTAACAATTATTGTTTCCATCAAAGTTTTAGTCCCTCAATGAATTGTTTGGCCTGTTCGTATTCATTAGTTGTAAAACTAATTTTACACATAACAGTTTTTGCGCCTTCAAGGTCTGCGCCTTTAAGGTATGCGCCTTTAAGGTTTGCGTTTTCAAGGTATGCGCCTTTAAGGTTTGCGTTTTCAAGGTCTGCGTTTTCAAGGTCTGCGCCTCTAAGGTTTGCGTTTTCAAGGTTTGCGTCTCTAAGGTTTGCGTTTTCAAGGTCTGCGCCTTTAAGGTATGCGCCTTTAAGGTTTGCGTTTTCAAGGTTTGCGTCTTCAACAGTCTTCAAAATTTCACCGCTAATCTTATGCCTTATAATTATTACCGGTTTATTAGGAAGTGCGCATTCTTTACATTTATTTTCCATTGTCTAAACCCCCTTTCACTAAGCTTAGGAAAAATCTTTCCCATGATAGGTTTGTTTTCTCCTTAGCTATTTTGAGTTTCTGGTGTTGCTTATCCTCGTATCTTAGACTTAATGTTTTCACTCTTTCACCTCACGGAATAATCCCAATTTTTTAACTGCCTTAATATAGTCCTCTAATTCCTTGACTTCATTAAAGCAAAATTTGTGTCTTGCTCCGGCAGGACCGAACTCATAAGAGTTTGGTTTGTCTTTTATTATATAATCTGTTTCCATAATATATACATGGATACCATGTATATAAACCTTTCTATTAATAGAGAAGTGACTTGTTCTTAGGAAATACCGTTGTCTTTTGTCCGTTAATCCCCGTCGGTGATAGCACACCTGTACCAGTATGTTTATCTTTAACATCTAAACCCTCTTCAATAGGATATACCTTATCAATGAATCGTCCTGTAACTGTGCTTGTACCAATTACAACAGTACCCGAGTTAAAGGTTGGAGGTACGGGCCCAATAATAGTAGGTGTCGGTATTGAAGTTATAAAATGAATAGGTCCTTGTGTCACGTCAATAAAATAATCCGGGACTCCTGCGCTTGTAGAGAAGTGAACTGTTGAGGGTTCTATCGTTACATCTGATGTGAATGGATAGGCTAGACCGTTTCCAGAATTATATAACTCTGTAGCCTCTGAACTTGTTAATCCCCTATCCCATATCCCAACTTCATCAATTAATCCATTCCAATACTCTCCTCCACCACCCCTGTATGTTCCTAAAGTTATAATGTCTGACGCTGTCTTTAGGTTTCCTGTGTGTGGTACTGCTGTTGCGTCGATACTTCCATTAATATATAAATTCATGTTTGTACCGTCGTATGTAAAGAGAATATGATACCATGTGCCTATAGATAATGTTGTCGAACCTGTTATTGATCCGTTTGTTGTTGTTGACAATAACATTTGCATTTTTTCACTACTTGTTTTTCTCAAAGTTGTGTTATAACTAGCCGCCGAATCATCCTTAGATATTACTCTTCTATATGAGCCTGTTGTGTCTGTATTTACCCAACAAGAATAAGACATCGCAGACACTCCGCTTAATAAATTTGTCAAATCTATCCTTTCACTACTTCCATCTAAATCAAAAGCAGAATTAATTTTTCCACCTGCAGCATAAATGTTTGATGTATTTGTTGAGGCTGTACCTGTCTCTGAGCCATGTGCATCAGATACTGTTGTGTTTGCTGCATTCTCATCACACTTATAATACGCAAGAAGATTATCTGTTAATGCCATTTAAGAAATATCAAAGATACCGTCTGTGTGCCATTGGATAGTGAAGTCTGCCCCTGTAACAGTCTGCGCTCCTCCAAAGTCCAAAGAAATAACTAAGTTACTTGTTGCTGTAACATCATAAATAACTGCGTGGTTTGTTGTGAATGTTCCTGTTGTCCACACAACATCGTCGGCGTCAAATTTAGTTGTCGCCCCCTGTGTTACGGCTCCATTTGCTAAGGTCGCTCCCCCTGCTGTGTACCCCGTACCAGTAATTTCATTTGAATCAACATCCCCAATAACATTATCCGTCGCTGTAAAAGAATGAGAACTATCCAGTAACATAACCTTAACAGTATCATTATCGAAGTCTGTTGCTCCGGTCATATAATTAAACTTTTGTCTATTGTAACCACCACTAACCATTGTTCTTCTCCTTAAATTTATCAACAGCTTCCTTTATCGAATTACCAGAGGGGGCATGAACAACAATACTGCCGTTTGCTTTCTTTTCTACTTTGCATGGCACATGTAGAATACCAGTTTTTTTATCAATCTTTGCTTCAAATTTCATACTATTTTATAATGTTTGGGTTTTATATATTTTTTGGAATCATCTCATACCAAGAGGCTTCAAAGGAAATTATATTATCGTCATCTTTTGATATTGTTTTGAAAATATATTTTGTATTCCTCTTTAAAACAAGTTCCCTGTCTCTGGCCTGAATCCCTCCGGTGTCTGTTGCGACTGGATTTACACCAGATTTACCAGAAGATGTAGACCTCAGTAAATCCCCAATATCAGTAACGGTAGGAGCAGAAACCAAAACCATATTAGAAGTATTATCAGAGTTTCTATTATTGTTAATTGGGACCACTGGGGTTCCTCCTGTAAATGTGGAATCTTCATAAACATAGATCTCTATGTGGGATTGTGCCTCTATGAATGTATTTACGTGCGCTTGTTCGTCTGTGTCCGGTGTAGTAATTCCAAAAACAATTTCCTCATCTGTATCTCTACTTTGAAATCCGGTTATAAAGAAGTGATTACCTTCATGTATCTTGTGATGTTCAACTAAAACAGAAATATCATAACCTGTCAATTCATCAACTTCGGCTAGGCTCATTTACTTAACCTCTTTAGGTTTAGCTTCAACAGTCTTTTTTACGGTAAGTTCATCCTTACCATCCTTATTAGTCTTAGAAATTAAATTATCAAGATTCCTCTTAGCGTCTGATTTGATTAACTTGTCTCTTACAGAGTTACCAGTGTTCCCACCCTCTACAGACAATTTCAAATAATGTGCTTTTAATCTTCTAAGTTCCTTTACTCGAATATTCATTATGCGTATACTCCAGTTAGAAGTGTTAAGAACTTTGGTTTTCTTAAGATTGCTACACCTTCTGTTGATGCTCTTACTTTCCTACCAACTAATTCCTCTGTGATTATTGCTGTCTTCATAGCTGCAAATTCCTTATACTCAACTGCCTCAGAGAAACCACCAACAAGTGCAAACGTAGACGCTACATTTTCATTAACAACAACCTCACAGCCTGCAAACCTAGAGAGTACACCATCAATCAAAACTTTTCCAGCAAGTTCATTCCATAGAGTTCCTTTTTCAGAAGTAGTCCATACTTTCAAATCCTTCTCACCTTGTGCATTAACATAAAGTTTTGGGTTTGGTAATTTCCTCTTTGTCTGTTCTCTAATTACTTGTAATGCCTCACTAACATCCTCATTAGGATCCTGTCCACTTCCTGCGTTCCATGCTGCCGTTGCTGCAACTGTGTTAATATTAACTGGTGTCACATTCTCAGTAGCTACATCCCATATATCACTGTCTTGTTTATTAGAAATTGCTTCAATTACTGCTTTAACATTCTCAGTAAATACCTGTACTTCGGAATCTGTCTCATCTTCCATAGTAATCATAGGAGTTTCCAACATGTATTTCTTAGTAGAGGATAAGTTTCTTGTCCATGATGTCTCTAATACGAATGGTTTTGAACCGTATGCAATAGGAGAAATCTTTGCAGGAGCAGTTGCCGTCAAATAACCAGATGTCCTTTGGTACCATCTGTTTGACCTAGAATTAGTTTTTGTTACTGTTGCTTCTTTCTTAAAAATCAATACTTCCTCTTCGTAGGCAATCGCCATAGTATCTATATTTATTCCTTGAATTAATGCCTGTCCTGCTGTGTCTGCCATTATGCGTAAGCTTGGTTCGCCACACCTATTTTTAATTCAAATAAAAATTCCCCATCTGCTGATGCTGTTTCCATTGCTGTACCCAATGTCTTTGAACCAACTGCTGATGCTGTTGAAGTATCAAGTTCATTACTCTCTCCAGAAGATGCCGCTGTTGAAATTGTATCACCTACCGTTACACCTGCATTAGTAGTTCCTCTAAATAGTCCTTCTTGAAATACTGCTACAGAAGTAATACCATTACCCGCAATCTTCTCACCAGCACAAATTCCAGCACAAATATCTTCATCCCCATCCGCTAGAACTGCAACCATGTTATCTGTCATTTTAAGAATTGCCCCTTTCTCTATACCTGCATCATCTGCACAAGACATATTAACAGCAACAGAATCTTCCCGTACTAGTGTAACCTCATTTGCCATGGTATTCGGTTAACCGAATAACTATTTAAATGTTTCGTAAATCTATTTATTAGAAGACTTAGCCTTTTCTCTCTCTATCATAACGATACAACCGTCGATGATTCTGTTATTTACCACGTTTGCGTCCTCGTTCACCTTGATATTATCCTCTGAACTCTTCTTTAAGTTCCTCCAAAAGTTCTCATCTTTAGAAATAATCTCTGTATCTTTCTTCTTATCCATTGTATTCTCCTGATGCAATACCCGCCTCAACCTTTGCCCTATATTCTTTAGGTGTTAATTCCTTAACAGTTGGTTCTACATGTCCGCCAGAAGTACCTGCAAGTCTTTGATTTGCATGAAGGGTTTCTTCTCTGCTTAGAAGTTCTTCCGTTTTCTTGTTCGCCGCTTCTTGCCTTTGAACAATAGCCTCAGTCTTATCATAGAGAGAAGTAGATTGTTGAGTATCCTCAGTAGGCGTATCGCCTTGTGCTCCCGGTGTGTCAGCCGGATTTGTTTGTGTACCATCCATGCATATACATGACACGAAGAGTTTATATAATTATCGTTTTAATCCTGCTATACAAACACATAGATCTCTTATTGCAGCTGTGTTTTCTTTGAGTGTCAAAGTGCTAAACCTATACATTAAACCAAAGGCAGCAATGGGGAATCCTAAGTTTTGTACTACGTCTATAAATTGTGTAGAAGGTAATGTCATAAAATACCCACCCAGTTTAATAAATCATATATAACAAATAAAATTAACAAACCCATTATTAAATTCTTAGTTTTCTCTTTCATCATTTACCTCTTCTTTTTGCTAGTTCCGCCATGTTGTAATCAACTGGTGCAACTGTCCTTAATGCCTGTTCCATATCTCTATCTAATACGTCCCTTTCTCCTGCCGGGGAATAGAATGCCTCAAAC